TGGGAACCTGCTGACCGTCGTAAGATCAGAGCTGTGAAGGAGTTAAACCCTTACCTTGACTTGCGTATGGTCTTCCAGGCTCCATACAATAAGATCAGTAAGAAATCAAAAACTACATACGCTAAGTGGTGCGATAAGCATGACATCCCTTGGACATCATTCCAAAACATCCCTATCGACTGGCTCCTCTGAATTCTTATTTCATGAGCCATGCGAGGAGTGTGGATCGTCAGACGCCAAAAGTGTCTATGATGATGGGCACTCCTATTGTTTCGTTTGCCATCACTACACACACGGTGATGGTGAACCTTCTTTACACATTCATCAAACCAAAAGTGTGCAAATACTAGGCTCAGCCGAACGGCTGCAGAAACGTAACATCTCACAAAAGGTATGTGAGAAGTATAAAATCTACCGTGATGGTGATAAGCTACGCTTTTACTATCATGACGAATCTGGCATCATCAAAGGTGCTAAGATAAAAACCATCGACAAGCAATTCCGTTATGAAGGGGAATCAACGGGCACCTTCTTTGGACAACACTTATTTCCTTCCACTGGAAAACGGGTTGTCATCACAGAAGGAGAGCTTGATGCAGTCTCGTGTTATGAGGCTATGCCGGGGTGGCCGATGGTATCTCTACCTAGCGGTGCCGCAGCGGCAAGGAAGGCGATCCAAAGGAATCTCGAATGGCTACAGGGCTATGAAGAGATTGTCTTGTTCTTCGACAATGACGACGCTGGCCGTAAAGCAACGGAGGAAGCGTGTCAGGTCTTACCACCTGGCAAGGTCAAGATCGCTAACTTACTCGGTGACTACAAAGATGCGTCGGACGCCATCTCTACCAATGACTCTCACGCGGTTTGTAAAGCTATTTGGGATGCAAAACCTTACCGTCCAGATGGTATAGTCGATGGTAAGAGTCTGAGAGATGATCTTGTAACACCTTTACCTCCAGCTATTCATGACTACCCATTTCAAGGATTACAATCAAAGCTTCACGGGATCAGATATGGAGAGCTTGTCACGATCACTGCAGGATCTGGTATCGGAAAATCCAGCTTCTGTCGTGAACTTGCAACTAACCTTCTTAACAAGGGGGAGCGGGTCGGCTATCTGGCACTTGAAGAATCTAACCGTCGTACAGCCCTAGGGTTGATGTCATCTCATGTTGGTAAAGCACTACACATCGGTGAACATACTCATGAAGAGCTTGTTCAAGCGTTCGACGCTACGATGGTTAATTGGAACCTCTATTTGTTTGACGGTTTTGGCTCCTACGATCCTGATGTTATTTATAATCGGATTGAGTACCTGGCTTCAGGTCTCGACTGCCGTATCATCTTCCTCGACCACCTCTCAATCCTATTGAGTGGCCTTGAGGGTGATGAACGTCGGATGATCGATACCACCATGACGAAACTACGATCACTTGTGGAACGTACAGGGATCATGTTGTTTCTTGTTTGTCACACCACAACACCTAGTAATGGAGACTCACATGAAGAAGGAGGCAGAGTACAGCTCCGACATCTACGAGGCAGTAGATCGATTGGGCAACTTAGCGATGCAGTCCTTGCACTCGAACGGAATCAACAGAGCGACTCTAATGGAGATGCAACGACACTCCGAGTCCTTAAGAATCGCCTTACTGGCGAAGTTGGTATCGCTTGCCAATTAAGTTACGATCTTGACACCTGTAAATTCTATGAAACCCAACCAGAACCAGAATTCAACGCCGCAACGGATTTTTGAATCCCCACACCAACAGGCTATCCTTACACCACCTAATCCCCCTACTCCTGAAATGATTGAACGTGCTCAGTTTAAAGATCGGACGTTCAGATGGAACGGGAAGTGAGTTTAATCTTTGACGTAGAGACAGACGGACTACTTCACAATGTTACTACCATCCACTGCCTTGTTATCCATGATCTCTCGACAAACCAAACCATTTCTTATAACGACAAGGGTAATCAAGAACCGATTACAAGAGGTATACAGAGGCTTGCAGATGCTGATCAAATCATTGGTCACAACATCATAGGGTATGATATACCTGTTATCCGTAAACTCTACCCTTGGTTTGAGAAACCTTATGTCGTAGATACACTACTGCTTAGCAGGTTGTATCATCCAGACATGATTAAACTAGATCAAAAGCATGTGTGGGAAGGGATGCCTCTCAAACTATATGGAAAACACTCACTAGAATCATACGGTTATCGTCTCAATGAACGTAAAGGTGACTACGGTTCCTCTTCTGATTGGAAGGACTGGAGCCAAGAAATGGAAGACTATTGCGTTCAAGACGTTAACGTTACCACCAAACTATGGCACCACTTCCAACCTTACCTGAATGGGTCTCGTTAGAACATCAGGTACAGCAAATACTTACTGAACAGGAAATTCATGGATGGGCTTTTGATGAGAACGCTGCATGGGAACTTGCATCTTCTCTCAGACAAGAACTACGAGAAACTGAAGAGTTACTACGAAACAGGCATCCTTTCGTCAGAGGATCGGAATTCACTCCTAAACGAGATAACCGCACGCAAGGATATGTCAAGGGTGCATCCTTTACTCGACTGAAAGAACTCAACACATCCTCACGCGATCATATATCATGGATCTTGCAACAATTCTATGGCTGGACTCCAAAGCAGAAGACACCTACTGGGAAACCTATCATCGACGAGGTTGTCTTGACGGAGATTGGGACAGAAGTAGCGACGATGTTCCTCCGGATTTTGACGATAACGAAGATGCTTGGAATGATCAGCGAAGGCGAGAACGCCTGGCTGAAGTTGAGCACGACTGCTAAACGAATCCACCACCACTGTTCAGTTGCAACAAACACACACAGATGCGCACATCGAAACCCAAACTTAGGGCAAGTCCCTGCTGATGAAAGATTTAGAAAGCTCTTTATACCAAGCTCAGGTCTATGTATGGTCGGCGCTGATCTTTCTGGTATTGAGCTTCGGATGCTTGCCCATTATCTTGCTAGGTATGATGGAGGTCAATATGCCGACATCCTCCTTAACGGAGACATCCACCAGGTCAACGCAGATAAGATCGGCATCTCAAGACGACAAGTTAAAACCGTAACGTATGCTTTTCTGTACGGTGCAGGTGATGAAAAAATCGGACACTCTTATGACCCACAACTTTCAACTGCAGCAGCAAAAAAGAAGGGGAAAGAGATCCGTTCAGCGTATGTGGATGCAGTTGATGGATTGGATGACCTACTCAAAGCTATCAAGAAAGCTGCAGAAAGAGGGTTCATCAAGTCTATCGATGGACGAAAAATTAACGTTGACTCGCCTCACAAAGCGTTGAACTACTGTCTCCAGTCTGGAGCTGGTGTTATCGCAAAACGGTGGATGGTGATCAACCAAGAGACAATGAGAGAAGCACAGATATGTGCATCTCAACTAGCCTTCATACATGACGAATTACAATTTGAATGCGCCCCAGAACATGTCGGGGACTTATCAACATCCTTGGTATATTCAGCTACAGCGGCTGGAGAATACTACAACATGCGTATCAGAATCGACGCTGAAGCAACCCACGGAAACAACTGGAGTGAAACACACTAATGTACAGCAAGAAAAACAAGACTGAGATCAAATCAGTCGCAAAGAAAACCCGTCAAGGGAGCGGACGTAACTCCGTACCCAAGCGTGGTAAGAAGGCTTACCGAGGACAAGGCAGGTGAAGCTACTTGTAGACGCGGACTACGTTGTTTACAAATGCTGTGCTGCTGCCGAAACAGAAATTGATTGGGGTGATGATGTAATTCTAGTCACAAGTAAATTCAGTGATGCTTACGCTGCTGTTAAGCGTGAGCTGCTCAAAATTATTAACAACTTTCTTTGGGATGTACCTGAACTGATTCTGTTTTTTAGCGATAGTGTAAACTTTCGTAAATCTATCCAGCCCGCATACAAAGGGCATCGCAATCGCAAGAAACCTTGCGGTTACAAACGTGTGATCAACCAACTCAAGACTGAGTATGAAGTTGTTATCATGCCAACGCTTGAGGCAGATGATGCCTTAGGTATTTACGCCACACAAAACCAAGGCAAGTGTTGTATCTGCTCACCAGACAAGGACATGCGCCAAATCCCTGGTAGACTCTTTGATATGTCAGAAATGATGAATGTGGAAGAGGCAGAAGGTAAGAAGTGGCACCTTGTTCAAACATTAGCAGGAGACCAAACTGATGGCTACGCCGGTTGTCCCGGTATTGGTGTTAAACGTGCAATCACCCTCTTTGAAGAGAAAGGGTATTCTTGGAAGACTGTCGTTCAAGCGTTTGCTGAGAAAGATCTTTCCGAAGATGTCGCACTTGAAAATGCAAGACTCGCAAAGATCCTCACAGCATCTGACTATGACTTCGACAAGCAACAGCCCATTCTCTGGGCCCCCAATGCCGATTACAGAGTTGACGATGGAGCAGCAGTTTAAGATGAGGCAAATTGAGGATTCTTTGCAGACTGCCAGTAAGGAGGATATTATTACTGTCTTCCTTGCACTGCAGCGGCAATGCTTTGTCCTTGGCAACAACATGACCAACCTTCTTAAGAATTGGAAATGATGACTGACCAACACCCACCGATGACTAGACAACAGCAGCTGGCCGCATTGTTTGCGCAGCTCCAAGAACTGACCACCAAAGAAGAGCGGCAGGATTATCCCTTCTGGGATCACCTCAACGATCTGATCAATGACCTTGAGATGGAGGAGGACAACTGATGAGTAACACATGCAAGTATTGGGATTGTGGTTGGTGTTACGCCCTTGACAATGTAGAGACAAATGCTGACTCACAAAGTGCTTGCGTTAATCCATTTGTTTGCCCTTATTTAGTGCGGGATGAAGCAATGCGCCCCACCACCACACAGGAGGACAACTGATGACTGACTCACCCACCCACTACACTCGTGGAAACATTGAGGTCTGGGACTTTATCCGAGACCAAGACCTTAACTACCATCTCGGTAATGCTATTAAATATATTTGCAGAGCCGGTTACAAGTCTTCTGAATCGAAAGAGAAAGACCTTAAAAAGGCTATCCACTACCTTGAAAATGAACTCCACCACACAACACTGCACATCGAAAAGTCTGAGCGATCAAGCAATCGCATTCCGTTCAGCGTATGGGATCCAGAACAAAGCGGACAACCGGACTATGCAACTGGATTTGATCGATGAGGAGTACCATGAATTCCGTAATGCATTTTACAACGAACCATACGAAAACGAACTAAAGGAATTAGCAGATCTTGTTTATGTCTGCTTTCAATATGCTGAGAACATGGAATGGGATCTAGAGGAAGCACTGGATCGCGTCCACAAAAGCAATATGTCTAAGCTTGGCTTGGACGGTACACCCATCCGTCGTGCCGACGGTAAGGTTCTGAAAGGACCAAACTATCAACCACCTGTTTTGAACGACCTTATCAATCCATGACCGCATCTTATATTTCTCGCACGGGACGTGTCCAATCTTGGTTGGATAATCCAACGTCCAGACTGCCGGTGTCGTGCACGGTGTTCACCGTCGAAGACTCTATGGAGGGACCAGATGGAATTGAAGCAAGCTGGAAATTTGCTAGTCATGCTCTACGAAATGGAGCAGGCTGCGCGATTCACCTGTCGAAACTGCGACCCAAAGGAACTGAGTCGATTAAAGGGAATGACAAGCTCATTGCAAGCGGGCCAGTATCCTTTGCAAAAATCTACTCAACGCTAAATGAAATACTTAGGCGTGGGGGCACTTATCGTAATGGTGCGATTGTTTGCCACCTTGATTTATCCCATCCTGATGCTCGTGACTTTATTCTCACTCCTAGATCCGAGCTTCCGTGGGTTAAGCGATGCATCAACATCACCCCCGAATGGTGGGAGGGGTGTACGTTTAAGGAAGACCTCCTCTACGGCATTAAATCAGGCGACATCTGGCTCAACAAAGTAAAATATGACAATGAAGGAAAACGAATCCGAGGTAACGTCTGCCTTGAAGTTTACCTGCCCTCACGCGGAACTTGCTTGCTCCAACATGTCAATCTCGGTGCCTGTGAATTCGACGACATCCCTCGCGCTTTTACTGAAGGTATGTCCCAATTGTGCGAACTCCATGGTAAGACAGGTGTTGGGAGCAGCGGAGAGTACCTCCCAAGCGAAACTGACCGACAAGTGGGGCTCGGCATCCTCGGACTCGCTAACCTACTTCGTCGATACGGAGTGACGTATGACCAATTTGGACGTGCGTTGGAACAATTCAACAAAGGAGAATCAGTACGGTCTGCAGCCTATGAACTTGTCACCCAAATTAACACTGGCATTGAGTCTGCAGCCAGCATTGCTCGCAGTAATGAAATGGTTCGAGCCTTTGCTATTGCGCCCACTGCCTCCTGCAGTTATCGAAGCACAGATCTGGATGGCTATACTTGCACACCAGAAATCGCTCCGCCTATCTCGCAGACAGTCGATCGCGACAGCGGTACTTTCGGAGTACAAACGTACAACTATGGTGATGTAGAGATCGCCAGTAAAGTAGGTTGGGAAGCTTACAAACGTGTTGCTGATGGCATCATGACTCTACTCAATAAGACTGGACTTCTACATGGTTACAGCTTCAACTCGTGGTCTGATGTAGTCACGTATGATGAAGCGTTTATCCAGGAGTGGCTTGAATCGCCCCAGACTTCTCTTTATTATAGTCTCCAAGTGATGGGTGACGTTCAAGATAAGTCAAGTGCGTATGCTGCTCTCGAAGAGAGTGAAGTCGATGACTATCTTGCTAGCCTGTTCACAGATGAGGAGACACTAGAACCTCAATGTGATTGTGCAGAATGAACCCTTACGAAAAACTAATGGCGCGAAAGCGCAAATGGACACCAGTACAGACAACTGCTGGTACATGCAAAGAAGGCGCGGAGGAAGCAATCTTCCGTGCTCTTGCATTGCGACATATGGAACTACCTGTGGGAGATTTTATTACTCATGCCCTCAATAGTGAAGTACCAACGTTGGCAAGAGGGATCTTGGAATCCAACGTTAAAGACGAAGAGAACCATGATCTCGCACTTGGTTACATCGCAAATGCTTACGGTGTTGATCCGCAAGCTGAGTCGGAATCGAAACGGCTTCGGGCAGCTTGGGAGGCTCATCCTGATCACACGATCACAAAAGCGATGGTTGCCGAACGTGCGATTTTCTTCGTTCTTTTACCATTCTTTCGCTTTAATGGTGACGCTGGAATGAGAACTGTTTCCGCTGATATTAGTCGAGATGAACAAATTCATGTGGCTACCAATAGTCTGGTTCATACTGAGCTGGGGTATAACATCAGTCCTTCTCTTGATAAACTCAGGAAGGCAACTATCAATTGGGTAATGCAACCACTAGGTATTAATACTACCGATAAATATTTGGACAAAAAATTTTGGCTGGATTCTAGCGACCGGCTAATGTATGAAGGTAAAGCACCTGGATTGTCCGCAACTAAATCTGCTAGAATGCCAGCCTTCTTTGAGCATAGTAATGTCAACCTCCCCCAGTATGCTTGAGGTTCTTGGGATGAACTCCCGTGGACTTATTCATGCACTAGAAGAATCCTTTCCACCCACCAACCCTACACCTGACGATACAATGGAAAAAATTATGTACCGATCTGGTCAACGTAGTGTCGTTGAGTGGGTCATTAAATATATGGAGGAGAACTGATGTCAGAATTTGTCTTCAAAAATTCACCATCTTATAGAAAAAAAGTCCTAAAACAATACTCAAAACAAATAAAAAAGACTGGTAAGCAGAACCCTTACGAGAGGTTTATTTCTTTTGGTAGGATTCCTCAAAAGAGTGATTCAGCTGATAAAGGTAAGCAGTACAGGATAGAGAATCCTTTTTACCAAAGCCCTAAAAGTATTTCAAAAGCTGCTACTAAAGATCTTGCTGAGCAATCAAGGAGATTCAGACAATCTCAAAGTAGAATTTTTCGACAGCAACAGTCTGACATTGCTAAACAATTACGCATCATCCAAGAAGATAAAAGTGCCGTCAGTAAACTGATGGATGACTACCGTAAAATGCTGATGGATGAAGCTGAGGCTAAACGTAAGGCTCAGGAAGAACAGCAGCAAGCATTGCAAACTGCCCGTGCTAATACTGCACGATCTTCTATGGCTAGTGGCCTTCAAATCCAATTGGGTGGTGGAGTACAACCCTTCAGTAGTGGGTTCTCTCGTCGTACTTCTGGCTCTGGTCAATTTAAAGGACGCCTAAACATCGGACAATCTAACATGGTTAACATCTAATGACAGCCAAATCTCGTTATGACAGATTGTCTTCCAACCGTTCCCAGTTCCTAAACTCTGCTAGACAAGCAGCAGATCTAACCCTACCTTATCTAATTAGGGAAGATGAACTTACCTCTAAGACTAACTTGAGGTTGCCACAACCATGGCAATCAACTGGAGCTAAAGGTGTGGTGACGCTTGCAAGTAAACTTATGCTTGCACTGCTACCTCCACAAACTAGCTTCTTCAAGCTGCAGGTAAATGACATCAACCTTCCTGAAGAACTTGGTCCTCAGATTAGATCAGAACTTGACTTGTCGTTTGCTAAGATTGAACGTACGATCATGGAATCTATTGCAGAATCCGGTGATCGTGTTACCGTTCATCAAGCATTGAAGCACCTTGTAGTAGCTGGTAATGCTCTCATCTATATGGGTAAGGATGGGCTTAAGCTTTATCCTCTCAACCGTTATGTGGTAGATAGAGATGGTAACGGTAATGTTATTGAGATAGTAACAAAGGAGACAATCTCTAAAAAATTAGTAAAAGAAAACTATCCAGACTTCTTAGATATGTCTAAGGATACTGTGGTAGATGATACATCACTTCCAAACGATGAATGTGTTATTTATACACATGTCAAGCGGGACAACAACCGTTGGGTTTGGCACCAGGAGTTGTATGATAAAGTCCTACCTAAGTCTATGGGTAAGGCTCCTATTGACGCTAACCCCTGGCTTGTGCTACGATTCAACCACGTAGACGGAGAGGTCTACGGACGTGGTAGAGTGGAGGAGTTTCTTGGAGACCTGAAGTCACTTGAAGCTCTTTCACAAGCCATTGTTGAAGGCTCCGCTGCAGCTGCTAAGGTAGTGTTTACTGTCTCACCGAGCAGCACCACCAAGCCCGCTACACTTGCTAAAGCAGGTAACGGTGCTATCATCCAGGGTCGTCCTGATGACATTGGTGTGGTGCAAGTTGGTAAGACAGCTGACTTCTCCACTGCCTATCAGATGATTGGATCTTTGACTCAACGTCTGAATGAAGCATTCCTGATCCTTAATGTAAGGGACAGTGAGCGTACTACAGCAGAGGAAGTGAGGATGACGCAACTTGAACTGGAGCAACAACTTGGAGGACTCTTCTCCCTGTTGACTGTTGAGTTCTTGATTCCATATCTAAACCGCAAACTAAACGTTGCACAAAAGACCGGGGAAATCCCTCGTCTACCTAAAGGTGGTATTGTACGACCCACAATTGTGGCTGGTATCAATGCACTTGGACGTGGACAAGATCGTGAAAGCCTTGGTCAATTCCTTACTGTCATTGCACAGACCATGGGTCCGGAAGCTATTGGACAGTTCATCAATCCTGATGAAGTTATCAAACGTCTTGCTGCTGCATCCGGTATTGACGTACTCAACCTTGTGAAGAGTATGGATGAGATGCAAGCTGAACAACAGCAACAGATGGCACAACAGCAAGAGCTGATGGCAATGCAACAGGAACCGCAGATGGCTGCTGTTGAACAGAAACGTGAACAAGCTGCAATGCAAATGATGCAGCAAGAACAACCACCTATCCCACCACAGTAATAAATGGCTGAAACATTTACAATGAATGAGACTCCTGCTAATCCTGAGATCCTTAACTCAGACGAAAAGGAGTCTCTTGCAATTGCGGATTCTATTGAGCAAGGTGAGCAACCACTACTTGCTGGTAAGTTCAAGGACCCACAAGCTCTTGAACAAGCTTATGTAGAACTTCAAAAAAAACTTGGAGAACCCCGCGATGAAGTACAAACCACCGAAGACGAGGCTGAGCCTGCAGAAGCAGAGCCAGAAGAAGAAGAAACAACTGACGAAGAACCAGGCGGTCTTTCCGAAGAACAAGCCCAAATGCTGATGGACATGGTAGGTGGTGATAAAGCCTACAAGTCTATGTTGAATTGGGCGGGTGATAACTTCTCTAAAGAAGAGGTTGAGATGTATGATGGTGTGATGAGTTCTGGTAATCCAGATGCCATCTACTATGCTATCCAAGCTCTTCAAGCACGTTATAATGATGCTGTTGGATCTGATGGTCAATTGCTTACTGGTCGTGGTGCACAGGATTCTGATGATTCATTCAAGAGTCAGGCAGAACTGGTTGCTGCCATGAGCGATCCACGCTATGATCGTGACCCGGCGTACCGCACTGATGTGATGCGTCGTCTTGAAAACTCTGATGTTCAATTCTAATGACTACTGTTACTGAAGAACGTGGTCGCCTTAACCTTTACGCAATCGAACCACCAATGCAAATCATGGAAGTAACTGAAACCCACAATGAAAAGGCTGAGAAGCTTAATGGTCGTCTTGCTATGCTTGGCATCATGGCGGCTCTTGGTGCTTATGCAATCACTGGTCAGATCATCCCCGGAGTATGGTAAAATGGCACATAGTTATACAAGTAACTATGTAGGGGACGGCTCAACCGTCGTCTACTTTTTTTCATTTCCATACCTAAACACTAGCGACATCAAGGTACTACTTGATAATGTAGAAACGACCGCATTTACATTCGCTACTGCTACAGCAATTGAGTTTAATACTGCACCTGCTAATGGTGTTGCTATTCAAATCAGACGGGAGACTGAGTTTGATAATGTCAGTGCTACGTTCCAACCTGGTTCTGTGATTAGGGCTCAAGACCTTAATGAAAACTTTGAGCAATCTTTGTATGTTTTACAGGAAGTTTCCGGTCATGGCACTGGTACGCTTTCTGAGGCACAAGCTGCTCATGCTGCTGCTGATGCTGCACAAGCCGCTGCTGATGCAGCTCAAGCTGATGCAGATGCAGCCCAAGCTACTGCTGACTCTGCACAGACTACAGCCAATACAGCTCAGACTACAGCTAACACAGCTCAGACTACAGCCGATGCTGCTTTGCCGAAGTCAGGTGGTACTATGACAGGCTTTATCACCTTTGCATCTGGACAACCAGGTTTAGGTGGTGCCAGTTCAAGTTACCAATATCCTAACGGAACTACCCGTACAATTCAAGCACGTCTTCAAGACTATGCATCAGTAAAAGACTTTGGGGCTGTTGGTGACGGAACCACTGATGACACCAGTGCTATCCAGTCAGCACTAAACAGTGCTAGTACGGTTATCTTTCCTGGTGGAACGTATTCAGTTAACGAGACACTTTTTGTTTCAAACAATAATACAACCATCATTGGTCAGAACGCTACAATTAAACAGGAATCATTCCCCGAAACTGTTTTCTATGTAGACGCTACGGATGTCAGTATCTCTGGTCTTAAGCTAGAAGGTGTTCCAACAAAGACTACACTCAGTACGTCGATAGATAAAAGATACAATGGCAATACGTTTCGGACTAGATCCTGTGGTATCTACCTTGGGGCTGGTGCTAACAACGCTAAGATCTTTGACGTAAAGGTTGACAAGTTTGTCTTTGGAGTCTTCCATTGTGGTGCTTCTGATTATGACTATGTAGTACCTCAAAGTTATGTGGATGATACCGAGACAATCATGAGTCCTTCCACAAGTGTGTGGTCATCTGATTCAGCCGCTGGAGATAACAACCGATACACTACTACAACCTTTCAACTAAACAGCTCTAGTCAGAGAGGTGCTAACTATTGGGTTGGTGGCTATATTCGTGTCCTCTCAAGAGATGGATCAACTACCACTGTTAGAATAACTGGCTACAACTCAACTACTAATACAGTTACTTTTCGGACAGCTCAACCTTCGATCACGTTAACTGGAAGTAACAAGTGGTACTATATGCTCCGTATAGGTCGTAATGTTAAATCAGATATTTATGATTGTACATTTGACAGGATGGACTTTGGTATAGGAGGTTCTAGTGTAGAAGATGCTGCTATTAGAGATTGTGTGTTTGAGGAGATTGAAGAAACCCAAGGCGCACCTCCACACAGCATCTACTTCTATGGTGGTGATAGTTACAATGGACGGGCAAGTAACTTAGTCACATATAAGTGTCCAGATGCCGCTGCTTATAAGTTCATTGCTTTTGAACAGCTTCATGTTAGCAACCTTGTAGCTTTTGCTAGTAGGACGTTCATGAATCTTGAAGCCTGTAAACATGTAACTCTAACTGACTGTAAACTTCTGTCAGCTGGTAAGGATTACTCTGGTAACGCCACTGGTATTCTTATCAACTCCTGCCGTGGTGTAAACCTGACTGGGTTTAACATGAATATGGATGATAGCTACAGCACGGCTGCTAATAATGACTCTGGAGATATGCCTAAGTGCATCCATGTCAAAGGGGATGACACCAATAACCGTGGTGATATGGGTACAATGGATTATGACGCTCCCACTAGAGTCAGAGATATTGTTGTCGATAATGTTGTATGGAATATCCAACGATATACATCAACTAACAGCAACATCTCTCAAGGTTACTTAGTGTACATGGAGGGTACAACTTCCCGTCTAATCACTAACTGCCTCTTTAATGATATCCGTATAGTAGATGGTACTACCTCTAATGTCAGCACTCTTGCATACCTAAAGCGTTGTTTGCAGGTTGACATTAAAGATCCGGTCATCGCACATAACACACCACCTGTAGATATTATCCTATCTTCCACCACAGAAAACTGTACGGTTACAGTACCTCAAGGTCAGGATGATATCACTGTAGTCGATCAAGGTACAAACAACCAAACCTTTATTACAGGAACTATCAGCGGTGACATCAACCTAGCTGATAATGAACGTCTCTACTTGGGTACTGGTGATGACGCTGAGCTGTTTAATAACGGATCTCACTTATATCTGGACCTGAACTCAGGTATTGG